CTTGCCGATTTTGCCAAGCTGGTCGAACTGTTCGACCAGCATGCCGTGTCGTTTGTCTCGATAACCCAGTCCTTCAACACGACCTCGAGCATGGGCCGCCTCACCCTCAATGTGCTGCTATCGTTCGCACAGTTCGAGCGCGAAGTTATCGGCGAGCGGGTGCGTGACAAGATCGCCGCCTCTAAGCGTAAGGGCATCTGGGTTGGCGGGCCTGTACCTCTGGGCTACCGGGTCGCCGACAAGAAGGTTGTCGTGGTCCCCGAAGAAGAGGCTGCGGTCCGCACCATCTTTACCCGCTATCTCGAGCTTGGCTCTATTGGCGCCCTGCTCGAGGACCTTGACCGGCGTGGCATCCGTACGAAGTCAAGTCGGCTGGTCGACGGCAGGGTCCGGGGCGGTATTCGTTTTGGCACTGGCGCACTTGCTCATCTGCTCAAGAACCGCTTTTACATCGGCGAGGTCGTCTATCGCGGGGCGACCCATCAAGGAGGACATCAGCCGATCATTGAGCGAGAGCTGTTTGAGGCCGTGCAGGCCAGGCTCGCCGAAAACACCGTTCGCCGTCAGACCAGACTTAGAGGCTCGCCGGCCATTCTGACCGGCCGCATCTTCGACGACCGCGGCAACCGCATGAGCCCCACGCACACCAACAAGCTCAGCGTGCGTTACCGGTACTATGTGTCGCACGCCATCCTGCAGCAGCGAAGGGATGAGATTGGCAGCGTCGGGCGCGTGCCTGCCGCCGAGATTGAAAAGCTCGTGCTCGGGGCCATCCGCAGCCACCGGGCCCCAGTGGGTGAGGCCGAAGGCGTTCTTGCGGACCGCGATCTGATCGAACAGTGCCTCCATAGCGTAACCATCAAGCCGCGCGGAATCGAAGTCAGGCTCTTTGCAGCAAATCCGCCATCGGACGGCACCTGCATCCTTGAAACTGACTTGTCGCAACCCGGCAACGCGCCGACGATCGCCATCACGCTGCCGTGGACGGCTCCAGGTTTCGCCGCCGTCAAGGGAATCGTTCATTCACCCGCTGCAGGAAGACCCGCACTGAAGTTCGAGAGCCGGCAGGCGCTGCTCACCGCGATCGCCAAAGCCAGACGATGGATTGACGACCTCCGACACGGTCGACTTGCATCCTTCGCCGAGATCGCCAGGCAAGAAGGCCAGGGCGAACGGCATATCCGTTTGTTGGCCCCTCTCGCCTTCGTCTCGCCCCAGATCCTCGCGGCGATCATCGACGGCACCGCGCCTGCCGACCTTACCGTCACCGGTCTTGCCCGGGCCTTGCCGTATTCCTGGGCTGAGCAGAACCAGAGCGTCGGTCTTCGCTAACTGCTTCTGGGCAGCGACGGACAGCCAGGCCTGTGGGAACTGTCGGCACTGCAAACGGTCTCAGTCGCCCTATCGAACCAGTCTCGGGCATTCCGAAACGGATATTGAAAATAGCGCCCTGAGACTGACGCGACATAACGGGCTCTTTGCTCGCCCTAAGTCGGCAAAGCGGCCCACAGAGACTGGCACGGATCAGCAAAACCCGCGGAAATGTCGCCACTTCCGCCACACCCGGAAATCGACTGGCAGAGACTTGGCTGGCTGGCTGTTGAGCCAGTCATTCGCGAACCCGTCTCCACCACCAACTCCCGGGTAACAGGGAGAAAAACAGGGAGCTCGTTCAAATTGGCCCGCCCACAGTCACTAGAGTCCCCGACAATCCCGATTTTGCTAGATTTCCTGCGCGTGTGCCGGAGTTTCAGAACAGGGAGCTCAAATCACGGATCAGGGCAGCGTGAGACAAAAACAGGAAAGGAAGAATACGAACCGCCGAACCGCTGGCCTTGGGGGGCTTGGGGGGCGAAAGGCAGGAAAGCCTTGGCCATACGAGCTGATGAACTGGCCGGGCCCGCCCGCCCTGTGCCAACGGCGCGCGGCGTGGCGGTGACCGAATCGGGCAAAGTGCTGCTGGCGGGCGGTCGATGGGTTTTGAGCTTCTGGCACCCTCGGCGATATCAAGGCCGAGGTGCTGACCCCGAGCCGCAAGCCCTGTGGCGATACCCGGGACCCGGTTGGGGGCTGGCGTCGCGCGACCGTCACTGTGGACCGGTCAGGCCAGCTCGAACGATATCCAGCCCGGCTTGGCAACCGAACCGGCATCAAAAAAAGCCCATAAACACGTCGGCTGGGAGGCCTTGCCAAGCCTAGAGCCCCAGCTATCGTGAACCAGTCACAGGCCTTTCCCCGGCCGAGCATTCGCAGAAGGCTGGGGGTAGGCGGGATATAGATCGCGTCAGCTCGCCGAGCTGAATGCCTGTTCCCCTGCGACGCAAAACCTAACTCAGCGGCTCGCCTGCCTTCTGGTGGCGCGTGTCCGCTCGGTGAAGCTCGACCAGGAGGAACTGATGTCAGTGCAAGAAAAACGCGGTCCCCGCGAAACCCATATTGAAGGCGATCGCGGCAAGCCAAACCAAGCCCAGGCGGAGGGGCCGGTCGCCAAGGGGGCGCCGCCAACGCGGACGCTACAAATCTCTGAGCGACGTGTAGGGAGCCTCCAGGCCAACCCGCGCAACGCCCGCACTCACGATGACAAGCAGGTAGAACAAATCGCGGCTTCCATCGGCCGTTTTGGCTTCACCAATCCCCTGCTCGTCGACGAGCACGGCGTCATTATTGCGGGTCACGGCCGGCTGGCAGCAGCAATCAGGCTCGGCCTGGAGGCGGTGCCCGTAATCATTATTGCCGGCCTGTCCGAGCCGGAGCGCCGTGCGCTGGCGCTTGCCGACAACAAGCTCGCTCTCAACGCCGGCTGGAACGAGGAGATACTGGCAGGCGAGCTTGAGTTTCTGTCTGACGTCGAAATTGACGTGGACGTATCGATTACCGGTTTCGAGACGGTCGAAATCGATTCCATTATCGCGCGCACGAACCAGGACAACGAACCGGGAGAAGAGCCGCCGGAACCTACGTCGGGGCCGGCGGTCTCCGAGCCTGGCGACGTCTGGATCCTGGGCCCGCATCGCGTTCTTTGTGGAAATGCCCTGGACGAAAGCGCCTACGCCGCGCTGATGGGCACGGATCGAGCCCGGATGTCTTTTCAGGATCCGCCCTACAACGTGCCCGTCGATGGGCACGTGAGCGGCCTCGGTAAGGTTCGTCATCGCGAGTTCCCGATGGCTGTTGGCGAGCTGTCGCCACCTGAATTCATAGACTTCCTGGCCCGCGCGCTGTCCCTGACGGCGAAGTTCAGCCTCGATGGGGCCATCATCTTCAGTTGCATCGACTGGCATCATCTCCAGGAAATGATAGCGGCCGGCCAAGCAGCACGCCTGGAAACCAAGAACGTGATCGTCTGGGCCAAAGACAATGGGGGGATGGGTTCTTTCTATCGCTCGGCCCACGAGTTTGTCTTTGCCTTCAAGCACGGCTCATCCAAGCACGTGAACAACTTCGGACTGGGCGGTGGTGGTCGCTATCGAACAAACGTCTGGAGCTACCCGGGCGCCAACACATTCCGCCGTGGCCGCAACGCCGACCTCGCCTTGCACCCGACCGTGAAGCCGATCGCCCTCGTGGCCGACGCGATCATGGACGTTTCTCATCGCGGGGAGATTGTCCTCGATCCGTTTGGCGGCAGCGGTACGACCCTGCTGGCTGCCGAGCGCACCGGACGCATCGCCCGCCTCATCGAACTCGATCCCCTTTACGTCGACGTCATCGTGCGCCGCTGGCTGGCCCTCGGTGACCGAAACGCAACCCTGGCCTCGACAGGGCAGGCGTTCGCGGAAGTCGAGGCCGCCCGGCACGCATTCGAAGGGGGGCTCTAGTCATGGCCAAAGTCGGCAACAGACAGCCGCCTGAACACAGCCGCTTCCGCAAGGGTCAGTCAGGCAACCCGAAAGGCAGGCCCAAGGGATCGCGCAACCTGTCGACCGAGCTCAAGAGTGAACTGCGCGAGCGCATCTCCATCACCGAGGGGGGCGTCAGCCGTTTGGTCAGCAAGCAACGCGGACTGGTAAAAACGCTCTATGCCCGGTCGGTTAAAGGTGACATGCGCGCCATGTCGCAGATCTTGAAGCTGATCGCCACCTGCCTCGAAGACGACGAGCCGGTGGCAACGGCGGAGGCAGTCAGCGAGGAAGACCAGGAGGTGCTGCGCCGGTTCGAGGAGCGCCTCCAGCGTCGTCTCAGCCACAACGAGAACAAGCAGGAATCCAATGACTAGCCAGGCCGAAGCCGACGCGATCATCCGTTCGGATCCAACCGCCTTTATCGAACGCACGTTTCAGACGGTGAGCGGAAGTGCCAGCTACAAGCCGAACTGGCATATCGAGGCGATGGCCTATCAGCTTGAGCAATGCCGGCAGAGAAAAACAAGGCGTCTGATCATCACAGTGCCGCCCCGCAGCCTGAAGTCGATTTGCGCGTCGATCGCTTTCCCCGCCCTCATTCTGGGCAAGGATCCCAAGGCACAGGTGATCTGCGTTTCATACGCCCAGGAACTCAGCTCCAAGCTGGCCCGCGACTGCCGAACCGTCTTGCAGTCCGAATGGTACCGACGCGCTTTTCCCAATACCTGCCTAAACCCCGACAAGATGGCCGCCGATGAGTTCGAGACCACCGCCGGTGGCTATCGCCTGGCAACCTCGATCGGCGGCGCGCTTACTGGGCGTGGTGCAGACTTCATCATCATTGACGATCCAATGAAGCCAGACAATGCCGACTCGGAAACCAAACGTCTGGGAGTGAACAATTGGTATGACAGCACGCTTTGTTCGCGCCTCAACAACAAGAACGAGGGCGTTATAATCCTCGTCATGCAGCGCTTGCACCTGGACGACCTCGTGGCGCATGTCACCGAAGCCGAGGAGTGGACCAAGATCGACATTCCGGCGATCGCACCGCACGACCAGGACTACCGTCTCAATGACCACGAGGTTTATTGCCGGCACCGCGGTGATCTGCTTCATCCAGAGCGCGAGTCAAAAGAGGTGCTCGATGCGCTGCGCAACAGAATGGGCAGCCGCCACTTCGAAGCTCAGTACCAACAGAACCCGGTGCCTGCGGGCGGCGCCATTATAAGGCCGGAGTGGTTCGGTACATACACGACGACCCCTCAGCTCGAGGGTTTCGAAGGCATCGTCCAGGTCTGGGACACCGCCAGCAAGACCAACCTTACCAATGACTTTTCAGCGTGCACGACCTGGGGCATGCTGGGCGACAAACTTTACCTGTTGGACGTCCATCGCGGTCGATATGAGTTCCCCGACTTGCGGCGCCTGGTCGTCGATCATGCCTGGGAATGGAAGGCAGACCGCGTCGCCATTGAAGATGCAGGTAGCGGGATGGCCCTGATCCAAGTTCTGGATCAAGGTGGGGACCTCAGGGTCGACAAGTTCTCGCCGCGTGGTGAAAAGGTCGAGCGCGTCAACGGTCAGACGGCCAAAATTGAAGCGGGTCGAGTGTTGCTG